AGCTGAGAAGCACCTGCGCTGATCTGGTTGGTGCGGATCGACCACAAGATCTCGCAGTCCCCAACCTCGTACCCCAGGTCCAGCGTCTGCTGGCGGATCGTTGAGGTGTTGGCCAGAAGCTGGAGAAACCCGTACTGGAACGCCGATGAGGTGCCGATGTTGGTGTCCGAGACCGCGGTGTCGATCCAGTCCACACCGGCACTGGACGTGCCCCACGTACCGGTTTCGTCAGCGCGCCGGAACAGGTCCCACGCCGCGGGTTCGCAGGAGAGCACCCGCATGGTCTCTCCCCCGCCACGCACATCGAACGGGAACTCGTGCGCGAACGTGACACCGGGGCCGGAGGAGTTGACCCACCGAGCGGAAGCACCCTCCTCCACATCGGTGTGCACCACCAGCTCGGTTTCGGTCGAATCGATCGCGGTCACCAGTTCCGAGCCGCGGGTGGCGGCCCGGTTGGTCTGGTTGGTGCCCGGATCCGACCCGTCCGTCATGAGGACTTCGTCGATCCACAGCTCATCGGACGCCGGCAGGGCCGCCGACTGGCGCTGGTTGATGTTCAGCTGCATCCGGAACGCGCCCTCAGGGGCGATCACGGATCCGGACAGTTGTGTCCACACCCCCGCGGTGACGAAGGTGGCGGAGACGACGAACGGGAAGCTGATCTGGTTGCCGTCGGTGTCGCGCCAGAGCACGGACACATCCACGTCGCGGCCGTTGGCGGTCATCACCCAGACCGAGAAGAAGTACTCGGTGCCTGCGTACACGCGTGGCGAGTCAACCAAGGTGGTCACCGTGCGCGCCAGGTTGTCCACCCCGTTGGGCGTTTGCCGGGCCGACCCCTGGCCGCGAAACGACACCTCAAGGTCGTGGGACAGGGTGGACTGGAAACCGAACCACCCGTAGGTGCCGGCCTCGAAGTCGCGGTTATACAGCATCGACGTGGGGAAGGCGGTCACACCCACCTGCCAGAGCGACGCGGGGGACGCGTTGTACTCGATCTGCCAGTCGTGGGTGGTGATGCGCTCCTGGTACCCCTCAGCTACAGCGGAGATCCGCTCCGGGGGCAGCCACGGGGGAGGATTGTCAATGGTGACCGCGTCGCCGGCATCCAACCGTGCGACATCCCGGCGCAGGTCCTCCATGCGGGGGTTGGTCAGATGCTGGCCGATGGTCGGGTAGCGGGCCTCGTCCACCGTGCCCTGGGGCAGCAGCCACCCGGCCTGATCGGCGAGGGTGTCGTTGGACTCGATGTTGACGGTGGCTGAATCGGTGTAGCGGCCCACCGCGTCGACGCCCACGGGGCCGTCGGTGTCCTCGATGCGGGTGTCGCCGCCGTCGCGGCGTTGCGCGGTGACGTCGTTGGCGAGCTGCTGGTCGTCGTCGACCGGCCGGAACGGGTCGAACAACTGCCCAGCGGAGTAGTCCAACGCCACGACGTGGGGTTCAACGAACGCGTACCCGGTGTAGGTGCGCCACACGGTGTCGTTGACGTACCCGGTGCCGTGCAGGGCGATGGTGTGCCCGGAGTCCACCACCTGCAGAGTCCCGTACCGTTGCCTGCCCGGGGACTGACCGATGTCGTACTGGAGCTCTGGCGAGGTGGAGAAGCTCGCGTCCAAGGACGCGAACATGAACATCGGGAAGCCGCCCCATGGGTTCGCGGGACCCGAGGACATGGACAGGGCGTGCTTGTCCGCGTTCAGCATCACCATGCGCTCAAGCCACCCGTGGTCACCCAGGATCTGCACGAGCTCCTCACGCTCGACACGGAAACGCCCCCAGGAGTCGACAGATTCGTCGCCGCCGGCCTGGTCGGACAGCCAGATACTGGGTGAGATCAGCACCAGAGCTTGGGCGGTGGTGTTGCGCAGCACCTGCTCCAGTTGGAGTTTCTGCGCGGCGCCGAGCATGGTCTTGGTGCGGTCGGTGTCCAGGTCGGTGTTGGGGTCCCGGGCCCACCGGGAGTCCAACGCGATGAACTGCACCCGGCCGAGTTGCCAGGATTGGAAGATCGGCGCGTCGGTGCTGGACGCTCCTGCCACGGTCAGGTCGTAGTGCGGGACCGTCTCCCGGTACACCTGGGCCGCGGCAGGGCGGCCCACGAACGTGCCATCGGAGTTGTTGGGGCCGAAGTCGTGGTCATCCCACACGTAGGCCATGCTGACGTTGCGGAAGAACCGGTTCTGTTCCGCGTTGACGCCGAGCCCGTTGAAGGTGAGCACGTCGTCGTAGGCGTCCCGGTAGTCGGCGGGGGTATTGGTGGCGATGTCGCGGTAGTGCATGTCACCCAGGTGGATGAACTGCACCCAGTCCTCAGCCAGCGCCCGGTTGAGCATCGTGCCGAACACCGGGTTGTCCGACACCTCATCGGTGATGAACGAATCATCACCCGTACCAATCAGACCGGCGTCGCCCGCAGCGCCGATGATGAAGCTCTGCGGGGTGCCGTCCTGGGGTGGGGCGGTCAGGAACTGGCCCCGACCGATAGTCAACTGGGGGGTTCCGTCGATCACCCACTGGTAGTAGTAGCGGGTGGACGGCTCAAGACCGGTGGCCTCGATACTGGCCATGTCCACACCGTCGACGGCCACCGGACCGAACGTGACCGGCGCGGTGATCTCAGGGTCGGTGTCCACCCGCAGTTCGGCTGAGGAGTCGCCTGGATCCACTCGGGCGCGCACCCATACCGTCGTCGGGGTGACCGCGCCGTGCCAGGTCCACACCACACTCATCACACGCCTCCAAGGTGCTGGTTGTATCGGGACCGGTTCGTGCGGTACACCAACGCGGCATCATCACGAGACTCGAACAACACCCCGCGGTCGACCTGCTCGGCGTCACGCATCACCTCCAGCGCTGTCTCCGCGTACTGGGGGCCCATCGCCGGGGTCTTCTCCAGATCCCCCACCACCTGCAAGGTGATGCTCTCCTCGTCGGCGATCCGCTGGATACGCACCCCCGCACGCTCCCCCGGGTAGCCATCCAGGGCGCGGCGCACATCCGCAGCAGAGGGGATCACGAGGTCCTCCGTGGAGTCCCAGACCGCGATATGACCAAACGAGGCCGCCTCAGCGTCGTCCGGGAACGTGCCGATGAAGTCCCAGCTGTAGGTAACAGTGGACGCCGCCCTGGCTGTGAACCCGACCGCGGTGCCCGAGTCGATCAGGTCACCGTCGATGTAGAGCGCCCAATCGGAGTCGGACCCGTTCTCGGTCACCGACAGGCGCAGGTGCCGCATGTCCTCACCGAAGAACCTGGGTTCGTCGATGACCGTGAGCTCGGTGAACGTTCCCGTTGGGGATCCGGTGAACGAGCGCACGAAGATCCGGATGTCGGGGGCGCTGTAATCCATACGGACCCGCCACTGCACACCATCGTCGTTGTCGTCCAGGTGGGAGGTGATCGTGTACCGGTCGGTGCCGCCCGTGCGGGCCCGCACCAGATCAGCGGTCCACGCCACCGGTGAGGTAGCGACCGGGTCGACCCGACCGGTGATTGCTCCGCGGTCGGTGCGTGTGCGCGCAACTGGCTCTAGCCACGGCTCGAGGTTGCCCTGTGCCCAATCCAGGAAGTCGATCTTGGGGGTGATGGTGCCCCCCGCGGTTCGGATCAGGTCGGTGACCAGCATGGGGTGCGGGCCCACGTCCGGTGTGGCGCTGAAGGTCGCGCCGGCGCCGTCGGTGAGCGGCCAGTACGCGAGTGCACCTGATGTGCGGATCAGGCGGCGGATCGCGGATCGTTCCGGGCCGGAGCCTTGCGCGAACCTGCGCAGCAGCCCGGCGGCGCGCAGGTCCACCCAGGTGTCGTTTCCGGACAGGTCCCACTCCAGTGGCCACTCGGGCACCTCACCAGCGAACCGGGTGACCGGATCACCGTCAGCGATCAGCGACAACCGGATCGGGGTGTTGCGGCGCAGCACCCCGAAGTAGGGGCTGTTCGGGTTACGTGGGGAGTACCGGCCGTCCCGGTTGTTGAGCCTCAACGTCATGGTGGCCGGGTCGGTTCGGCCAGCCCAGTCCGACCGGCCGCGGGTGATGACGACGTCGTCGGTGTCGCGTACATCAGTGGAGATGTCGGTCCACACCCCGTCGAGTTGGATCTCGGTGCGGATGTCCAGCGGGAAAGTGACCGGGCCGGGCGGGTCCGGGTCGGGGACCAACAGGATCGCGATCGCTGACATCAACCCGACCGTGGTCGGGGAGGTTTCCAACGTGTACTCGGTGGTGGGCCCGTCAGTGGTGATGGTCTGCCACGCGCTGATCCACGACCGTGGCAGGTTGTCGATGACGGTCAACCCGGCGGGCGTCCAGGCTTTACCGACTTCGTCCCAGTGGAATCCTCCGGCGACCAGGGCGTCGCCCTCGTTGGCTTGCAGGACGGGCAGGTCGATCTCGGAGAGACCGCCACCGGAGTTGGTGGACTGGGAGCGAATCCGATCCACGCCACGGAACGCCACCAGGTCGAGGAAGTGCCAGTGGGTTCCGCCCCAGGTGACGGTGTAGGTGTCGGGTTCGGAGTCATCGGCGACACGGGCCAGCACCCAGGTTTTAGCGTCGGCGCCGGGGTCGAGGAGGACATCGGACAGGACCGCCCACCCGGAGGGGACGGTGACGAGCTCGTTCTCGTCGTTCGCGGACGCGAACATGATCATCTGGTCGCCGGCCACCACGTCGGCGGGCCGGTCGACGGTGACCGAGTCGACGAAGGTCCCAGCGAACTCTGATCCGACGAAGGTGATCATCGGCTACTCCCTTGGCCGAGGACCACCTGGACGTTGCCGCCGCCCCTGACTTGGATCTGTTTGCGTAGGCGGCGGATCATCTCGTCGTCGTCACCGCGCAGGTCGAGCTGGATGACGATGGGTTCAGCGGAGACCGGCTCGGGGGATCCGGTGCCGTTGTAGGCGAGCGTGTACCCCGGCATGAGGTACCCGCCGTCGTCGAAGGTGGCGGTGCGGAAGATGTCCCGCAGAGCGGCGATGGCCGGGGGCGGGGAAGGCTCCCATCCCTTGTCCTGCATCACGAAATCGCGCGGATCGACCATGCCTCCCTTAGCGAACGCGGGACGGAACAAGGCGCCGCCGCGCCGCACAGACTTGCTGACGTTATTTCCCTCGTTACCGCCAACGCCCATGTCGCCCTTTTCGGTCGCCAGCCGGACGTGGTCGGTACCGAACACCTGCACGTCAGCGGGCCGCCGCTGCGACTCCGGCACCCGCTTCATTCCGGACGTGTAGTAGTCGCCCGTCCACGCGGTCCTGGAAGCGCCTCGGAGCGCACCGGAGTTCTTCGTCCGGTTGAAAAGCCAGGAAATAAACATTGCACACCACGGGGCGCCCGGCATGCCGTACCACTTGGAAATCGCGTTGCGGTTGGACCCGTTCGGCACCTCGGGATAACGCCCCACCGACTGGTTCGCCAGCTTCACTACGGCCTTAGCGCCCTGACCGATCTCCAGATCATCCTTGTGCTTGCGGATCTGATCCATGATCCGGCCAGTGAACGCCTTCGTGGTGTGATAACCCGTGCCCGGGAAATCGTCACGGCGCCCATACCGTCCACCCACAGCGGACAGGATGCTGCTCATCACCTTGTTGCCTGCGGCGACCACACCGCCCTTGTTGTCGAAGTCGCTGCGCCCCTGGGAGCGGAACCGGTCGACCGCGCCGACGATGCCGCCCGACGCGAATCCTTCCAGGAGCAGTTGACCGGCGCGCGCGCCGAGCCGGTTCGCCGCGTTGATGAATGTACGTCCGCCTAGCGAGTCGGTGGCTGAGGGGGTGAGGACACCTTCACCATCACGCACCGCAGCGATCCGGTTGTCTTGCGCGGAGTAGCCGGGCAGTTTACCGCCGCGGGTGAGGTCAACGATGCCGCCCGCTTGGAATCCGCGCACGGCGGGCATCTTCGACAGGCCAGGGACTTTACCTGCGACGGTGTTCCACACCCCGCGCAAACCTTTGTTCACTACCGGGGAGATGACGTAACGGACGGGTGCGGCAATAACCTGGCGGAGTTTCCCCCACGCTGATTTGACTCCCGCTACCGTGCGCTCGAACCCCTCCACCACGCTGGATCCGAGTTTGGCGAACGTGGTGCTGAGCATCTGGGCTAGGGTCTTAGCTCTAGACCCGAGGCTGGACACCATCTTGGAGAAAAGCTGTTGGGTTCCAGCGGCCATGTCGGAGAAGGACTTCTTGATCAGGACCATCTTCGCCGCGAGTTCTGCCTGGAGCGACTCGGCTTTCCCAATGGCCTGGGTGTTCATCTTCCCGAACTCGCCGTCGACCCCGGCGGGCAGCTTACCGGTTTCAGAAATGATGTCGCGCACCATGTCCGGTACGATCGAGTTACCGACGAGCGTGTCGTACAGTCCCTCGAATCGACCAATGGTGTCGTCCTTGAACTGGTCGACCTTGGCGAGGGCTTCGTCGCGCATTTCGCCGAGCTTCTCCACGACCTTGACCTTGAGGTCGTTGAGCCACCGGCCAGCGTCCTTGATAATAATCACCCAGCGGGCAGCGAACTGCATCCCCAGGTCGGTCATGATCGAGATCAGGGCTCGAGCCATAGCTTGACCCAGCGTGTGGATCAACCCAGGGATCGCCTTGATGATCGTCCACATGACCGATCCGAACGCGGCCAAAAGGCGGGGACCCCAGTTGGTTTCGATCTCCTCAGCCAGACGCTCCTCGCCCCCAGCTTCCTGGAAGCTCTGGTCCAGCTGGGTGACGGTCTCCTCCGGCGCCCCACTCGCCCAATCGATGAACTTCTCGGTCAGGCGCTCCAGCTTCTCGGGCAGCTTCTCAGCGAACCCTTCGACCCATTCGGTGAACTTCGTGACCCACGAATCCAGCTTGGTGGGCAGATCCTCAGCGAACTGCTCGATCCACTCCGTCATGCGCAGGGTCCAGGAGTCCAGCTTGCCCGGTAGGTCCTCGGCGAACTGCTCCATCCACTCGGTGAACGACAACCCCGCCTGGTCGGTGCCCTCCCCGACCCTGGTGTGCAGGTCCCCGGCCCAATCGCCGAACGCCTCACTCCAGGACTGGAGATTTTCGCTGATCTCGGATGGTTGGTCGGCTATCCACCCGGTGAGCCCGTCGATCACCTCGGGCATCGTGCGTCGGATCTCGGGCCACAGGTCCTGCGCCCAATCGGTGAACTCGTCCGTCCACTGCCCGATCTTGGACCGGATGAGATCCGGTACGTCGTTGGCCAGCCACGACCCGAACTCGTCCAACCAGTCGGCGAGCTTGTCGTTGAGCTTGCCCTGCATCCGCGCGGCCCAGCGCACGAACTGGGCCGTCCACTGGGGCAGCTTCTCGGCCAGCACCGGAATCACATCGGCCAACCACCCGGCGATCGCTCGGGGCAGCTGGACGAACTGGAGTTTGATCGCCTGCCCCAGCAACCGGACCCCAGCGGTCCCAGCTGCGACGAGGTTGTCCCACCCGGACTTGGCGACCTTGACGGCGCCGTCCCACACCTTGCCCCAGTCGCCGGACATCAGCCCGGTGATGATGTCGACCCAGCCTTTGAACTGGTCGATCAGGTTGCCCGCCACACGGCGCACCAGATCTGCGAAGATGTCCAGGCGCTCGCGGGCCTGGTCCCAGATGAACCCCCACCGGGCCCGGAATTCGTCGCCGTTCTCGCGCAGGTCACGGAACCAGCCCACGATCTTCTCAACGATGGGTCCGGCGGCGTCCTCGAAGTCGCGCCACGCCGCGATCAGGGCTGGGAACACGGTGTTCTCGAACCAGCGGCCCACCCGGCGGGCTACGTCCTGCGCGCGCTCCCACCCTTCGACCAGGATGGGCCACACGTGACGCATGAAGAACCGGCGCGCCCCGTCGGCTGCGGCCTTGACCTTGTCGAAGGCGGTGCCGACGATACGGCGGAACGTGTCGGACTTCTTGTAGGCGACCACCAGTCCCGTGGCCAGCGCGGCGATCCCAGCGACGACAAGTCCGACCGGTCCGGTAGCGATCGCCAATGCCGCACCGACCGCGGCGATCGCGCCCTTGACCACCACCAGGGCGCCGACCAGGCCCGCGACGATCCCAGCGAAGATCCCGAGCACCTTGAGCACGGGGCGGATCTGGTCCTCGTGTTCGGCCAGGAATCCGGTGACGGCGCGCACGCCGCCCGCGAACAGGTCCACGACCCGGGTGGCGGCGTCCAAAGCTCCCATGTCCGCGAACGCGATGAAGAACCCCTCCACCGCTGACTGGGCCGACTTCAGTGCGCCTTGGAGGCCTTCCATGCGGATGTCGGCCATCTCCTTGGCGGCGCCTTCGGCGTCCCCGAGGTTGCCGGTCATCTCCACCAGGGCATCCGATCCCTGATCCAGGATGGCGAGGAAACCCGGGGCGGCCTCGCGGCCGAAGATCTTGACCGCTGTGCCCATATCGAGTTGGGCGTTCTCGAAGTCGCGGACGATGTCGACCAGGGGACGCATGGTGCCATCGGCCTTGGTGGCGGTGATGCCGAGCCGATCCAGTTCCGCCTGAGCCGGATCGGAGGCGGCGGTCAGGGAGGCGAGCGCGCCGCGCAGCGCGGTGCCGCCCTTCTCTCCCTGGAGGCCGGCGTTGGCGAGCAGACCGAGGGCGGCGGTGGTCTCCTCAAACGACAGTCCAGCCGAGTTAGCGATGGGGCCGACCTGTTCGAAGGCGTTACCGAGTTGGAGGATGTTGGTGTTGGATGAGGCGGCGGCTTCCGCCATCACGTCGGACACCTGACCCATGTCCTCGGCTGCGAGCCCGAACCCGGTCAACACGTTGGAGGCGATGTCAGCGGCGCGGGCGAGGTCGATGCTGCCGGCGGCTGCCAGATCCAACGTGGCGGGCAGTGATTCCATGATCTGGGTGGTGGAGAACCCGGCCATGCCCAGGAACTCCATTGCCTGGCCGGCCTCGGTCGCGGAGAATTGGGTGGTGGATCCGAGGTCTTTGGCTTGGGCTTCCAGGTCAGCGAAGTCGCTGCCGGTGGCTCCGGTGACGGCGCGGACGCCGTTCATGGCCGCTTCGAAGTCTTTAGCGGCTCCCAGCATCTGCGTGCCGAGCAGCCCAGCGGTGGCGCCGATGGCTGCGCCTACCGGTCCGAACGCCGCGCTAGCGCCCGCCAGGCCGGTTCCGACGCCGCGGGTGAACCCTTGCCCTCCGCGCCTTCCGGAGGATTCGAACCGGCCCTCCAAGTCGCGCATCGGCGCGCCTGTGTTACGTGCCGCTCGCGCCATGCCCGTACCAGCAGCAGACTCAAAACCGGACACGAACCCTGTCGCGCTGGTGCGACCCGCAGCCTGGAACTGTCGGCCCGCCCGCTCCAGAGGGGCCACGGCTGACCGTTGAACAGCTTGCTGCATACCGCGGGCGGCGGTCCGGTCGAACCCGGACACGAACCCTGTGCCGCCCGTGCGACCCGCTTTGGACGCGGAACGCTCCAGCCCGTTGAAGGACCGCTTGACATCGCGTTCAGCGCGCTGCATCTGCTGGTCGAACTTCTTGATGTCCGCGTCGAGGACAACGGTGAGTTCTTCGAGCGCCGCCACCCGTGCCCTCCTCTATTCGTCGCGGTTCTTGACCGTCCCACCGAACGCCTTCGTCAAGGCGAGCAGCTTGTTCTTCATCTGCTCTGGTGCCATCCGCTTGCGTTCACCGGAAGGCTTCGTGGATCCCCACTTGGGGATGAAGTCAGAGATCTGCCACTGCTTGGTGCGCTTCCCCTTCTGTTTGCCTTGCAGCATGGTCGTGACGCGCTCCGCGACGATCGCGGCGAGAATGTCGTCACGTTCCTGTCCCAAGACTCCGCTGATGCGCTCGTAGGCCTGCCAGTAGGTGAACTCCCGCGAGGACATGTTGGCGAGCATGCCCTCGACGCTCGGGGCGTTCAGGTGTCCGGCTAGTCGAAAAGCGAATCGGATTCCTGGGTTTCGGTGAAATCCTCCTCGGCCTCCTCCACGGCGTCGTCGTCCATTCCGGACAGCTTCATGATGGCGTCACGCAGCCGCTGGATCGGCGCGGCGTTCTTCGCCCCGAGCTTGTCGATGTCGCCCGGGGTGAAGATCGGCTTGCCGTCTTCGTCGACCACGCACCAGGCGATCATCTGCAGGTGGCTCTTGCCGAGCCGGTCGTAGCCCTTCTTGGCCTGGTAGATCTCGGCCATGGTGCCCTGGATGCGTGCGCGCTGCATCGCGGTGAGGGGCTTGATCCGGACCATCCCGCCCCATTCAGGGCAGTCGATCTCGTTGTACTCGGTGTCCTCAGCACCGAGAATGTCATCGCGTCCCAGGAATGCCACTAGGAAACCTCCTCGAAGGTGGGCTTGCCGCTGATCTTGAAAGTGAAGTCCGCGCCCATGGCGTCCTCCATCGGGAAGGACAGGCCCATGTTGGTGATGAACGCGGAGAAGTTCCAGATTCCGCCCGGCACATCGGGCAACCGGATCTGGTAGTTGCGGGTCTGTTCGTCGTCGAAGTCGTCCTGCAGCGGGTTGTGCAGGTCGGGGTCGTAGCGGACGGTGAACGTGACCTCGCCGCCGTCCTTGAGGCCGCCGACCCATTCCCGGAACGCGTCCGGGGAGTCGTGCGAGGTGACCTCGATGGTGTCCCGGGACATTTCCGGGCCGGAGATGTCGGTGGCCTCTCCGACGAGGTCGAAGGTTTCTGGGGAGCCGCCGTCGCCGCGGTAGAACTGGGAGCCGAATGCGTTGAAACCGGCCATTGGTCGTGGACCTCCATCACTGGTTGTGTGTGGACGTCCCAGGTGGGCGGAGACCCCCTCGCCCCTGGGAAAGCAGGGGGTCTCCTTCCTCCGGTGATCAGCCGGAGGCGTTTATGGGATGTGCGGGTTTAGGTCATAGGGGCTCCTGCTCGGTGATCCATTCGAACGTGACCGGCACGTGCCGCACCAATGGGTCGGGGTCGCGCATGGGCCGGGAATCGAACAGGCGGATCGCCTGGATGCGGTGCCCGTTGATGAGCGGGTCAACGTCGGTCTCGCGGTGGTCGAACAGCTGGGTCAGCTCAGCGACGATCTGCATGGCTGGGCCGAACCCGTGACGGCCCTTGTCCCACACGTGCAGGGTTTGACGGACCCGGCGCCCGAACCGCCCGTGCACGTTGTGTGGGGTCTCCGTGGCCTCCCCAACGGTGACGTAGGGGTATTCCTGGTCTTCGGGTACGTAGTCCCACAGCGGGGTGCCCAGCAGCGCGTTGCAGCGGGCCACGGTCGCGGCCTGCACCGGCTCCAGGGCGCTCGTGGCGACCGGGGTGGGTTGGAAGGTCACCGGCGACCACCCCGCTTAAGCTCGGCGTCCAGGTGCTTGCGTACCAGCGCAGGGAACAGCAGCTTCTCTGCCTGCACCACCGGCCGCACATACGGCTGCGCGGGCATACGGCTCGTCCCGAACTCCACGAAGATCGCGTAGTCCACCTCACGCCCCGGCCCGGCGGTGGCGGTGGTGCCCTCGACCTCGTGGCGGATGCTGTCACGCAACCGGCCGGTGTCGACCGGCGCGAGCGCCTTCATGCCGTCCTCGAGCCCCTGCCCGGCCTCGGTGACAGCGGCGATGGTGGCGCGACGCATACGGGGACGGAGCAGCCGGATACGGTCGGCCAGAGAATCCACACCACGCACCTGCACACTGAGCGCACCAGGCATCAGGACGCCTCCACGGTGATCTCGACCTGGAACACCTCAGTGTCCAAGCGCAGGTAGTCGTCAGCCTCCGACGGGCGGATCGCGTCCTTGACCCGGAACCCCTCCCCCGTGGTGGGGTCCTGGAGTTCGTCGCCGCGCCGCACCCCGGAGTCCGCTTCCGTGTACACCGGCTGGGTGAGCTCGGCCGCACCCTGCTGCGGACCCACCTGTGTGCGAGCCATCACCCGCTCGGTCGCGGACGGTTGCGGAACACGCACCTCCACCTGCCCCACCAGGACACGGGTCTCGTCGAGCCCGCCCGTGGAGTTACGGGTGGTCTCGATCCGGTAGTGGTCCAGGGCCCGGTTGAGCAGGTGGGTGATGCTCATCGGCTACTCGCCGCCCTCGTGCGCGGCCTTGTAGGCGGCCACGACGTCGTCGGGAAGCTTGCCGCGGGCAGGCACCTCGTACCCATGCTCGCGCGCCCACGCCCGCACCTCAGCTGTCGACGGCTCAGACGAAGCCACGGCACCCGTGGCGCTGCCCCCGGAGGCGAGCCGCGCCTTGGCGCGCTCGGTCTCCAGCCGCTGCTCGAACTCCGCGCGCACCTCCGCCTCGATGCGTCGACGCTCCGCCTCCCGGCGCGCCTCGTCGCGCTGGCGGGCCGTGACCCGCTCCACCGGACGATCCGTCCTCTTCCACCGGCGGCTCTTGTTCAGCGTGTCCAGCAGCCGCTTCCGGCGGCCCGCCTCCCGCTCAGCGATGGCCTTGGCGTCCTTGGTCGGGTAGGTGCGCTCCGGAGGGGCGATCTCCTCCGGCAGCGCGTACTCCACGACACGATCCGAACGTGTGTTCACCAGTCGAGTTGGCATCAGTCAGTTCCTCCCAGGTGAGTGAAAATCGGGACCGCCGCAGCGTTGTCGGTCAGCCGCTGCGGCATGTCGCTGGTCAGGTCGACCACCCGCACGGTGCCGACCCCGGCCGCGCGCAGGATGATCTGCTTCTCTTCGTCGGTGGCGTACACCGGCTTGTCGCCCTGTGTGCTGTGGTCAGCGATCCGCTCCCCAGACAGTCCACGCGGGTTCGTGCGCGCCCGGGTGACCATCGAGAAGATCACCATGCGGATCTCACCGGACAGGTCGTTGGAGGTGGCCTCGTCCAGTTCCCCTTGGGCGATACGCCGCACCGTGTCCGAGGCGTCCTCCAAGAACGCCTCAGCCTGCGTGGCTTTAGCCCCCGTCAGGGTGCGGCCGAGCCGCGCCGTGTACTGGGTGAGCGTCATCAGACTGGCCACCAGCCACCCCCTCGCTGATCGGTGTCGGGTTAGCTCGCGCTGTCGGAGCCCAGGACCACGACACGGTCGGCGTCGACGAGCTCAGCGCCCGCGTAGATGGACAGCAGGGACAGGGTGGCCGCGTTGTTGGTGTTGACCATGAACACGTGCCGCAGCGACAGGCCCTCCTCGCTGACCACGTTGGAGTCGATGGTGCCGGGGATGGGCTGGGGAACCATGGACGAGAACGCGAACGCGCTGGTGTGGTAGGCCAGCGCCCGGAACCCGGTCAGGCGGGGGTTCTTGACGACGATGAACCCGCGGTACTCTCCGAGGATCCCCCGGCGGAGGGCTTCGGTGGCGACCTCGCCCTGGTAGTCGGTCAGGGACGCGCCGTTCGGGGAGAACATGCGGGCCGCGAACTGCGGAGACACGGCGAGCCAGCGGCCCTCCATCGGGTTCTCGGCCTCGTCCAGGGTGGCGTTGGCGTCCGCGACGAGGTTGTCCAGGTTGGAGCCGTCGGTCAGGACCTCTTCGTCGATGGGGAGGTCGTTCATGACGGTGGCGAGCTGGTTCTCGGCGCCGGCGACGACGGCGCGCACCTGCGGTCGGGTGACCTGACGGCCGAAGTCCACGATGTCCAGGGACCGCTGGTGTTCGGTGACGGACGCACCGTCGTAGACGTGCTCGACGTCGAACGGCACGGACACTTCGTCGATCTCGTCGAACGTGAGGTTGGCGCCGCGCGCCTGGATCTTCGCGTCCCGCGGCACCGGGACGCGGATGGTGGTCTCACCGCCGGTCGGGGGCGCCAGGTCCATGGACGGCACCTGGGACACGGTCTGTGTCAGCGACAGTTCGGCGGACAGCAGGTCGACCGCGAGAGTCGACACGGACTCGGAGGTCACGAACGCCACAGGAGGCTCCTCGGGGTGTCATCCCCCGGGAGTCCGGCAACCTACTTGCTGATGCGCCGCCGACCGGTGTCGGTGACCGCCGCGAAGATGTCCTCGCGCGATCGTCCATCACCACTGGTGTCGGGGTTGGAAGAGCCGCCCCTCATAGGGCGCTTCTCCCTCGGCTTGGGTGCCGGCCCGGGGTTACGCTTGTTGGTCTGGTTGAGACCGAAGAGCGCGATGACCTCGTCGGCGTCGGCTTCCAGCTCCTCGCGGGTGTCCCCGTGAAGGCGGCGGGCCTGGTCGACGGTGAGCCCCTTAGCGGCGGCGACCTCAGCGACCATCTGCTGATGCTTGACGTGGGCGTTTTCCTCGGCGAGCGTCTGGCTCACCTGCTTGACCTCAGCGAGTTCCTGGAACAGCTGCTCCATGCGAGCCGCTACCGGGTCCTCGTTGTTGTCGTTGGTGCCCTTGTCGTTGTTCTGGTTGTCCTCGTTGCCGTTGGCCTTGGCGGCCTGAGCGCGGAGTTCTTCCAGTTCCTGCTTCAGCTTCTGGTTCTCGGAGTGGTTGGCCTTGGAGCGGCTGTCGAGCTTGCGCATCTGCGCCTTGTACAGCTCGGCCTTGGCCTTCCAGTCCTCTTCCCCATCGTCCTCGTTGCCGTGTTCGGTGGCAGCGGGTTCGGTGGTGGCTTCGGGCTCCGAGGTGGTGTCGCCGTCGGCAGCGCCCGTTTCGGGTCCCTGCTCGTCGGGGTTGGTCTCGTCGTGCTCGGTCTCGGTTGTTTCGTCAGCCACGTGCGTCCCGTTTCGGGTCCGGCGCGCCGTTGCGGCGCGGTGGTTCTTTTGGGTGGAGCAAACCGTTGCGGTGTTGCTTCACCCTTTGATCATAGACTATCGGAATAGTCAATGCCTGCATCATAGCCGTAAGGCATCACCACAGGCAGACCACAGGGGGAACACCGTGGCGCTCAACCCAGCCGAGGCAGCCGAGAAAGCCAGCGAACTCTTCGAACTCCGCAACCAAGAACGCAAACGCCTGGATCGCATCCGCCTCTACCTGAGGGGCAAGCCCGAACTCACCTACCTGCCCACCTCAGCACCCCGCGAACTCCAAGCCCTCGCGATCATGTCCCGCATCAACCTCATGGGGTTGATCGTCAAAGCCACCACCCAGCAGATGTTCGTGGACGGCTACACCGCCACCGACCAGGACGCCGCCGACACCATCTGGACACAGGTGTGGCAGTCCAACCGGTGGGACCGCCGACAGATCGCCCTGCACAAATCCGCCGCCGCCTACGGGGTTTCGTATGGCACGATCCTGCCCGCCGACGGCGACGGTGCCCCGCCCGTGATCCGCGCCCACTCCCCCCGCCAGATGACCGCCGCCTACACCTCCGACGATGACTGGCCCGACTACGCCCTCGAGCAGCGCCAGGACGGCACGTGGCGGCTCTACGACAGCGAGGAGTTCTACGACCTGCGCAGGATCAAGGCCCGGCGCGGGCGCGGAGATGGGCCCACCGTCGTGTTCGAACAGACCGCGTCCGCGCCCCACGAGCAGAACGTCACCCCTGTGGTGCGCTACCTGGCTGACGAGGACCTCGACGACCCCGTCCAGGGCGACATCGAACCCAACATGACGCTGCAGGACCAGATCAACCTGTGCACCCTGCACCTACTCGTCGCCCAGCACTACGGGGCGCACGGCCGCAAGGTCCTGATCGGGCTGATGATGGACGAGATCCAGCAGCAGCTACAGTCCTCGGCGTCCACCACTTTGGTGATCAAGGCCAAACCCGACGAGTTCAAGGTCGAGGAGCTCTCGCAGACCCAGCTGGACGGGTTCCTTGCTTCCCGGGAGTCCGCAGCACGGTTCGTGGCGGCGATCTCCCAGACACCCACGCATGAGCTGCTGGGGACCCTGTCGAACCTGGCTGCGACCGCGTTGCTGGAGTCGCGGGAATCCACGGCGCGCAAGGTCGCCGAACGCAAGATCATCGTGGGTGAATCCCACGAGCAACTCCTCGGGCAGGCCGGGACGCTACTGTCCCCCGCGGTGGAGGTCGACCCGGCTGCCAGGGTGCGGTGGAAGCCCGTGGTGGACACCCGCACGATGCAGTTCGTGGAGACCCTGGCGTTGCTGGCGGACAAGCTGGGTGTCCCTGAAGAGGAGCTGTGGCGTGAGACGCCCTTCAGCGACGCGACGATCAACTCGTGGAAGAGGGCCCGGGAGGAGATGCAGGACCAGCCTCAGGAAGGCACACAGTCGACAGCGCCAAGTCTGGCTGCGTTGTAATCACCACCCGAACGAACCAACCGCTTGCACTTCTCGGCGCGGCACCAAGTCAAGATGAGCAACCAGGTAGCGGAGGTTGTCGAGGGCGTGGTCGTCCTGCTTGACCGGGGCTTCCTTACGAACATCCCACACGTAGGTGGCGAACTCCTCAACCAAGCAGGTCGGCTTACCGGCATCCGCCAGTGAATCGTCGACGGTGTCGAGGGTGTCCCTCATGACGAACAGGCGTGGACGCCCGTCTTCCGCTGGTCTCAGCCGCCGTTGGACAGCTTGGATTCCATCGCTGACGGTCTTGTGCGCCGCCGTGGTGTCCATGCCGAGTTCGCGTGCGAGTACCGCCCTGTTCTCCGCCTGGTGGTCGCACACGATCGCTGACGGCCGCCGGTCGGACAACTCCCGCATGCGGGCGGCATGAACGTCCACCGTGGTCTTCGTCTTGTAGATCTCCCGCGCCACGTACAGCCGACCGTCCGGATCCACCACGGATTCGATCCACGACAGAGGGTTCGTGAACCCGAAGTCCACCCCCCACAAGGTGTCCCAGTCACCGGGCGGATCGAACCGGTCAACCAGATGCACAGCCGGGTCAAACTCGAAGATGACACCCTCAGAGGCCACCCACCGGCCATCCCGCAGACGTTGGCGCTCCACCCCAGTGAGAAGGTCCAGCTCTGCTTTGTACCGGAGTCCTTCCTCCGTCCACTTCCCGTTCTGGTACAGGGAGGGGTTGTCCTCGTGGCGGGAGTACAGCAACCGGATGTCGGTGCGGATCTTCAGGTGGTGGGTGGGTGGGCCCGGGTTGGTGAGCAGCACCATCCGGTAGTGGGGGTAAGCCGCGGCGGTCGCGCCCCTCAACCTGGTTCGGAGCATGTTGATGTCGCGGGTGGTGGTCTCGATGGCCTCGTCGATAAGGATGATGGACACCTCAGAGCCCATGATCTTCTGGGGTTCGTCCAAGCCACCGACGACGATGCGGGACCCGTTGTCGTACCGGAACGCCGCGGGCTCGGACGGCGACCCGCCGTAGAAGTGCACGATCCCTGCTTGGATGGCTTCCTTGGCGACCTTCTCCCGGTAGGTCGTCAGCGTGGTGCCAGTCAAAGACCGGGCGACCTTACGCACCACCAGGGCGCGGGTGCCGGGGTGCCTGAGCAGCATCATGTGCAGCCAGAACAAGGCGCCCATGGACTTGCCGGTGCCAGCGGGGCCGGAGATGGTCATCGAGTCGGTGGAGCGGAACAGTTCCTTGATGGCGCCGCGCACCTCGACTTGGACCAGGGTGTCAGTCATCGAGCCCGGTGATCTCGTAGCGGACACCGCCGGAGTGTTCCAGCTTGGTGGGCGAGTCGAGCCCGGGGAGTTTGCGGCGTTCAGCGTCGATCTTCACGATCGCCTGTGCGGCCTGCAACCGGGGGGCGTCGTCGATGAGCTTGGCGATCTCCGTGGCTTTGGGGTTGCCGTGGTCGTCGAGTAGGTAGTTGCCATCGTCGTCGCGCGCGTACTCGATGATGTCGTGCACGATTTTCCCGGCGTTGGACACCACGTAGTGCGGGGTGCGCATGATGTCGAAAGCCTCGGCGACGGCGATGTCGAGGCGTTCGATGACGGCGGTGCGCACTTGGTTGCGTTCTTCCTCGGGGATGGACTCGCGGACCTTCTTGATGATTTGGGATACGCGTTGCTGTCCGATTTTGTATTCGGTGGCGATGCGTTCTTGGGTCCATCCGGCGATGTAGCGCTGCCAGATTTCGCCGTCGCGTCCTTCGAGGCGTGGTCCTTTGCGCTGTGCCATGGCCGGTGACCTCCTGTTACTAGTTTTTACGACATGTTGTCAGTTTAATGTTTGATCATCGTCTGCGTAGTGCTCGCCCGAGTGGTCCGGTTTGGATGACTTGGGTGTAGCACCTGCATCGCCAGTGGGCGGGTGGTTGTCCGCCGATGCCTTGCCAGTCGGCTGTGTCGCTGCTGAACCCGCGGCCGGAGGCGATCACTTTCCCGTTGAGGGGGCGGCAGATGGGGCATACGCGTTCGTCGGCGCGGGTGAACCACTTGAGTTCGTAGGCGAAGAGTTGGGCGTACCAGCGGCGTCCGCGGTTGAACGCGTCGGTGATGCGGGTGGTGATGGTGTTCCAGAGCCGTTCGGCGGTTTGGGCTACTCGCTGCACGATGTTGGGTTCTGGTGGCCCGGTTTCGATGCGTGTGCCTTGGGCGGTGATGATGAAGCGGACGTCTTGGCGGAGGTCCATGTCTGAGGTGAGGTCGTGGACGGTGTGGTCTTCGACGTGGGGGTTGAAGCCGCCGCGGCCGTGGCGTGGGTCGTCTTCGCCTGGTGGTGGTGCTTCTTGCTGGGCGTCGTTGACGCCGATGCGGACGGCGTCGTGGACGGCTTGGTTGGCGGTGTCGGTGAGGGCGGCGCGGGCTTGGCGTAGGCGTTGGATGACGCGTTGGTTGCGGCGGGTGATGTCGGTGGGGGTGGTGGCGCGGCGTTCGGCTTCGCGGCGTGCGGGGCGTAGGTGGCGGTCGATGGCGGCGCGGGTGCGGGTTTCGAGCTGGTCGAGTTCGGGGGTGGTGTCGTCGGGTTCGGGTGGCAGCGGGGTGGTCATGGCGACTCCTCGATGCCGAGTTCGCGTTCCAGTTCGGCGATGCGGTGCTGGCTTATTTCCAGCTGCTGGTGGAGCTCGTGGTCGGTGCGTGGGGCACGGTCGGCGAGGTGTCCGGTGAGTGCTCGCGTTGCCAGGTAGATCGGCCATATGAGGGCGGGGACGATGGAGAGCCCGGCTTTCTCTCGCCGTTCTATGGCGACTCGGTTGGGTTCATCGGCCAGTTCTGGGTATTGGTCGATGAACTCGGCTACTTCGCGGGCGATGAATGCGGGAGCCACTTTAGTGAACCCGTACCAGAGGTAGGCGGTGACAGCGGTGAGGATGATCGTGACGGTGATCATCGGTGCTCCTGCCCGGTTCGCCGGAGGGCGTCCATGATGCTGGGGTCGCCGATACGCACGAGGTGTCGTAGGGCGCGTATGAGGTCGGGGTTGTGGTGGCCTGTGATGTCGATGGTTATGTTGCCGACCTGTGTTGTTGGTTCTCCGAGGTTGATTCCGCCGTGTCCGGGGCCGATGTCCCAGTGGCGGCCGCATCGGTCGCAGTGGATCCCGATGGGTGCGTGATCGCCGCCGAAGGTGCGGGTGTCGAGCATCCTGAGGTCGTGACCCTCGGATCGGCACTGTCGGTGCGCGAGTTCAGTGCGGGCTTGGTCGAGGGTATAGGTGGGTTCTTCCATACTGTCCCCTTGATAGTTCCACCTTTGACGATATCTGTTGGCTATCGGGTAGCGGCGGTGGTGGCAGTTTTGCGGTTACCAGACACCCAGGTGTGGGCGTGTTGGTGGATGCGGGTTGTGGAGCGGGTGGGGACCCAGTTGCGCCAGATGACGCCGAACTTCCCGCCGAGGGGTGCGGCAATGATGGTGTCGTTGGCGAGGGCGAGTCCAGCGTGTTCGTGGGCGTCGTCGACCTTGGAGGGCAGGCGCCTCAGGTGGCCGTTCTTGTCTCGGAGGTCGCCGGTGATCCAGGTGGTGAACCGGTCCTGCTTGAGGATGCGGGCGCACTCGGCCGCGATCAGGTTGACCATGTGCAGGTACTCGTCCCAGTCCATGGCGGACAGGTCGCGGGGGTCGTCGCTGTAGCGCTCCAGGCCGTGGTAGGGCGGGCACGTGAAGATGTAGTCGGCCCACCCGGTCTGGTAGCACGGCAGGGCCTCTTGGGCGGACCCCACAATCCACTTCGCCGATCCTGTGACCAGCCCCCGATCCTGCCATGCCTGGTACTGCTGGCGGTTCGCTTCGACCTGCTGCTCCGACAGGTCGATGCCGGTGTAGTGGTAGCCGCGGTGCGCGGCGACGAGTCCGCGGGTGGCGCCTCCGGCGAACGGGTCCAGGATGAGCCCGCCGGGTGGGCAGTACCAGGTGTAGTGGACGTCGGTCAGGTGGGGGTCGAACACGCTGACGGCGCGCTGCCACTCGATGCCCGCGGTCTTGGAGATGGTCGGCCAGATGGTGATGTGGTCGCGGCCGGCGTCTCCGGTGAGTCCGGCCTGCGCCCATGCTTTCTTGCGGACCTGCCAGGGGCCGCGGGCGGTTTGGAGGACGGACAGGGGTGTGACTTCGCGGGCTTCGAGGGGTGGGGGCGGGTCGGCGAGGATGAGCGGCGTCTGGTCGGTGTCGGTCACGCGACCTCCCACATGTGAGCGCGCGCCTTCTTCGCCGCGGCGAGGATGTCCGGGTAGTAGGTGTCCTCCCATGTGGCGTGGTCGCGTCCTTGTACGGCGGACTGGGGTGGTGTGGCGGTGGCGAGGGGGTGGACGCGCAGCCACGCCCGGTCGTAGAACCCGCCTTGGGTCATGGCGTAGGCGGGGTGAAGGGGGAGGCCCTCGCGGTGGAGGTAGGCGAACACGTGGGTGGCATCCCACTTGCCGATGGGGCGGCAGGTGTTGGGGGTGACGAGTCCGCGGTGGCTGATAGAGATGCGGCGGATGCGGGATTCCTGTGCGCGCAGGCCGGACACGTACCGGCCGGTGAGGGTCTCGGCGAGGGCGTCTTGGTGGGGGGCGGTGTCGTGGCCGGGTTCGAACCGGAGCGGCACCCGGAACGTGTAGGTGTGCTCTTCGTAGCGGGCGTGGGGGTGTATGGCGAGGAACGTGTCGCGGACCTGTTCGCATTCGGGGGTTTCCACGTCGGCGGCGCGCGCCCATACGAGTCGCGCGGTCGGGTCGGCGAGGAGCGCGATGTGTGCGGCGGCCACGGAGTCTTTCCCCCAGGAGGTGGAGACGGTGTACTCCCCTGCTGCGGCGAATTCGTGGACGGCGGCGACACCTTCGGTTTCGAGGGTGTCCAGGCGCGGGTCGCGGGAGAGGGCGTCGTCGTAGTGCTCCATCCGCTGCCAGTGGGTGCGGTCGCGGCCGGTCAATCG